TAAAATATTACTTGATAAATTTATCCCGGATAATAACCCCAGGGGTCTTGGATACCACGAATTTGTTTCAATTTAAAAACATTGAACATATCGTCATAACAATAAGGAAAAGCACCTTGAGCGAGTGCTCTTTCTTTAAATTCATCGAAAGCATGTCTACCAACATGCACTAAAAAGCGCGCAACATTACAAAGTCGCGCTGACCAATCATATGGATCACCAACTACTAAATTGGGTACCCACATTAACTCTCTAACAATCGATGACATTGGTAGAGGGCATTTCCACAATCCTTCCTCAAATTCAAAAGTTGATTTAAGAAAAGAAATTTTATCCTTGTGGAGCGGATAAATATAATGTGATCTAATTTCACTTAATTTATCAGCACTAGTGATATCGAATCCAAGAAACCGCGACACCTCCTGGATACTAATACCATTAAAGAAATTCAAAGCACGAGGTTTCACAGTTGCTATAATATCATCACCATAAGTTAACATCCTAACATTATCCCTAAAGTCAGTTAAATCAACATACAATCCTTCTTGTGCCTTACAAAATAAATAAACAACCAACATAATAGATACATTAGATACGGAATTAAATACATCAGTAAACGGATTACCACTTTTATTACCTAAATAAGCTGTATTAACCAAATTTCCTACTAGTAAATCTGAATTTTTAAGCATATAAATTAATGTATCCCTCGCATTCTTACCTTCACCACAATAAAAATAATCAGTTATCTTATTGAATACATCAAAACACCAAGGTCTAATACTACCATCAAAATTTTTATAATCATAAACAAGAGTGCAATTCGAAAATTGGAATAGTTCCTCAGCTATCTTCTTCCATTCTACTTCTTTATCTATTCCTATAGCATGACCTAACCTAGTCCCCCAATTAGACTTAAACCAATCCAGAAATGAACCAAAATACTTCCTACATAATATTAAATAATCTAAACCAGGCTGTTCAAATACTCGAGTTTTACCAGCTTTAACTTTCTCGACTGATCTCATCTCATCCTTAAGAGTCGAAATCCACACCATTTTAAAACATCTCCTATTGTTAATTTCATTTTCTGCAAATTCCATATGCTCTACAAATGTTTTATTCCCTAGAATTGGTATCAATTCTGTCCTAGCTTTTTCACTATATCCTAATTTTTGAGATTGCTCATCCCTAACTAAATAATCATTCTTTCCTTTTTTATCGCATGAGAATTTAATATATCCACAAGACGTACTCAAAACGATTGATCTCATGCAACCAGTTCCATTAAGAGCTTTCTCTAAACTATAAATGTCAGTAACTCTCGTAACTAAAGGTGATAACTCATCTATTTGATTATAAAAATGAGTAAGAACCATGTCTATGAAAACAGTAGGTGGATCTAAAATTCCTCTTTCAATATATTTATTAGCGTTAATTTGTAAAATTTTATAACCCTTAGCTGATGGTAACCACTCATTCTCAAATTCATCGTATTTAAATGATGTCCTAACAAAATTAGTTGTACGCGATGTTGAGGGTATAATACCAAATTGAAAAGTACTCGGTTCTCCTAAAACGCATTGATTTTGAGATTCAATATGATCATCTATTTTTAACTTCAATTTTCCTATATTATAATAATCTTTAGTTATTCCAGTTACACCATAACAACCAGATCCAAAAATGCACGAATGGAGTCCAACTATCCTAACTTCACTCTTATTAACAATTACCCATGGTCTACCACAATCTCCTCCCATTGTTACCCCATCTTTATTATTTAATTTAATAACAAACCAAGGTCCACTTTGAGTATCGGTGATTGTAGTTCCCTCAACAAACGCAGACACATCATGAGTATGACCCTCTCTTCCTCCTATAAGTGTTGAAAGAGCACCACTAGG